CCGTGTGGCTGTCTTGTTCAACAACATCTTGGCCACTTGGTCTGGGTTGTCAGTGATGATTTCATTGGTGTTGCGATCAGCAATACCGGCTATCTGATTCAGTTTGTAGCCCATGCTTTTGGCTATGCTGTTCATTAGCACATTGCGCTCACGTCCTTTGTATTTGCTGTCAGCTGGCATTGCTCCCAACACAAATTTTGACCAGGCCACATTCTTCAACAACATAAAATCTGTTTGAACATAGCCACGGGCAGGATTGCCAATGATGGGTGTAAGAAAATGCACTGCTGTTCCAGATTTTTTAACATAATCTTCGGGTTTGAATCCGTGGCTGACAGCCCATTGTTTGAGTCTGGCTTCTAACTGTTCTTTGGTAACTGTGTTGGCATCCACGGCAATGTCCAGGTCACCTGAAGTGTCTTTGATGCCAGTGGATCCTAAGGTATTGCTTTGTAAATCCAATCCAGGCACTAGTTCTTCAAGCCAAGCCAGAGTAGGCTTGACATCTGTTTGATTGATACGTTGGGTTACGGCCTGACCTTTGGCGTTCTTAAATACGTTGCCGCCTTCTAGGATGTTCATTGCGGGTTAAAGCCCATGTTCATCAACAAGGCGTCTACTGCCGGAACACCTGTGCTACCGACATTTTTATCATTGTTTGTGAAAGGAAGTATAGATGCTCCTGCGGCAGCGGCAGCCTGGAGATTTTTACCAAGGGCCTGGGCAACTGTCTGTTTTAATTCTTCGGCACTTTCGCCGCCGCCGGCGGCTTGCTGTTGACCACCTGCAGGTTGTTGACCCGGTTGTGCGTCCGCTGCCTGTTGACCCTGTTGTCCAGGTTGAGATTTGGCAGCACCGCCAGCTGGAGCATGTTGTGCTATTGATGAGGCCAAAGTTAATTTGTTCCAAAGATCCTTTTGTGCCGATGCACTATCGTTGGCAGGGTCCACCATTTTGCTAATTATGTCATCGATCTGATTGGCGTTTTGTAATCGGCTGTATTGCATACCAGCCAACATGTTTTTCTGCACAAATGCTTTCAAGGCATTTTCGTAATCGGGTAACAAGGTAGCAGGCATGACGCCTTCTTTGATACCGGCTTTGCGAGCAGCCTGCACTTGTTGAACAAATGCAAACAATTTTTGTGCTTGCGGCTGTGTCAATTTGAACAAGGCTGTCTGCAATTCTTGCATGGTCAACTTGGGACCACTGGTTGTGGCCTTGCTGGCACGATAGGCTGTACCAGCTCTAGCAGGCATACCAGCAATGGCACCGGCAGTGCCACCAGCGGCTGTGGCCACAGCACCGGGTGCAGCTTTGATAGCGTTTACACCGGTTTTGACTGCTTGTTTAACAAGTGGCTTGGCAGTTTGATATGCTTTTTGAACCACTGGTGCAACAGTCTGGTATGCTGACTTGACTCCAGCGCCAACTTTTTGAGCTCCAGCTTTGATATCGTTCCATCCCAGTTCATTCAACTGAGCTTCGGTCATTGGCGCACCAGGTTCAGGAGTCTTCAGTGCATTCATAGTGGCAGCAGGACCAACCTTTTGTGACAGTATTGTGGCCACACCATTTAGGGCCTTGTTGTCTAACGACTGTATAGTTGAATACAATGTTTGCATGCCACCGGCTCCGGCACCCGTACCAGATTTTTGTGCAGTAGTAGTAGTGGGTGCAGCGGCAGTTTGACCTGTTGTAGTTTGTCCAGCAACTGATTGCTGTGCAGGTGCGGCACCACGTCCTGGAGCTGTGTATTGTCCACCATTGCTCTTGGCCCACTGTATAGCATACTGTTGCCATGCTCGCTGAAACTTGTCAGCAAGTGCTGCTGTTCTTTGATCTGCGCGGCCTGTTTGGTAGCCCGATGCAATGTCTCTAAACGGACTGGCAATAGCAGCTCCTACGGATTTTATGCCCGATACAGTGGATCCTGCAGCCCCACCAATGGCGTCGCCTACACCCTCATCTAATTGAGTGTTTTTCTTTCTTGTTAGTTCATGAATTTGCATCTGTGCGTCTCACTGTTCGAGTAAATTTACCTGGATCACGCTGATTGATAGCATTGATCAGTTTACGCTGTAGATTTTGAGCATCTTCAGCCGTGTAACTGGCGTCAATCTGCTCCAACAGGCGTATAGCACTGGCGATTACATTAGATGCGCGGTTTTCAATGACATGGCGCTGATCGCGCTCAATATACATTGAGTCTAATTCTTCTAATAAACTGCGAGTTTTCTTTTGCATTTTGAGCCAGAACCTTTTTAATATTTACCAGAATCTATTATAAAGGTTTGCTAATTCTGGGAATACTTTTTCAAAAGATTCATTTCTTAAGGCATCAAATTTCTTTATTTCTGCCAGCATATTTTGTATTGTAACAGGGTTTTCTACCCAATTAATTGGTATTAAGTTTGTTTGAAGAGATTGTTCAATTATATCTACATATTCTTGAGTCATGTTTTGAAGTCTGAAACTACCAACTGCAAAATGTTTAGTATGATTAACAATATCTCCTTCTCTATTTGTTGCGAAATTGTCGTCAATCCATGTTTTAAGTTCATTGGCATACAGTAGATTAAAAATGCTAACTGTTTCTTCTACTACAAACATCACATTGCCAGGAAGATTTTTTCGTAAATTTAATATATTATCGGTCACTTGATTCCAACTGGCTGGCCAACGTAGATATTCAAATCGACGATCAACTCCATCCAAACTTATATGTAATTTTACCAAGTGAAATTTTTCAATAATATCAAAATTTCTAGGATGTATTGATTGAGTTCCATTGGTTTGAAAACACAAGGTCAATTGCTGTTTAGCATTAGGAACATTGTTGCCCAACCATTCTGCTACGTCCCAATATTCTTGGCCAAGCAATGTTTCGCCACCGCAAAATACCAATTGACGTAGATTACTGAGATCAAGTTTGGATAATGCGTCAATGACTTCGTTTTTCTTTCGTGGTGTTGATATGGGTTGGTTCCATAATTTATGTTCTTTAAGGTGTCGTTGCCAGTAAGTGCTGGCCTCAGGACCACAACTACGGCAAGCCAAATTACAGCTAATGTCAAACATAAGATCGATTCGAGCCGGTCCGGATATATCAGTTTGCCCAGTGATGTGTAATCCTTGATTCATGCCGGTTCTAAAACTGACCTCGTTTGAAGATTCTAATCTTTTACAATTTAAACAACCTGAGTCCCATACGTTCTGTTTATTAGTTTCTCTAAGCGTTTGTAATTTTTTATTTTGCCATAAATTATGATCAATTGCAACAGGAAAAACGTCGCCGCGCAAACAACAATGCCTTATTACAACTTGATTGTCAACATCGGTTGCCTTAAAGTCTAAAGTTAATCCGCCATGGATCATTGAGCAATAAAGGTCGGTCATGATTGTTTAATTTGTCCCAATAACTGTTTGAGTTTGGCACTTTGCACATCAGCAGTAATTTTGCTGATTTCTCCAGTGTCACTATCTACAGTTTCTTTGTTAATCATTGTGCTTTTTGCTTTGATTGTGTCAAGTAAATTGCCTTTGGCAAAAGAATTAACTGGTCCTGCATCTTCACCTAGATCCGTGATACGCATGGTTTCAATGTTGTAATCCAAGTCGATCTTTTGTCCTACACCTGTGCTACTACGACTCTTCATACATTGTATTTGATACTTACCCCGTTCACGCATGGCACGACTTGTAAAAATACCAAAAACATTGTCTGCTGTGTTGATCTTTGAGATACCACCCGAAATATGGCTATGGTCAAATTCAATTTCTTCCACCGCACTACGATTCAACTGCGATGCTGTTACAAACAACACATTGAGTTCTTTGGCCAAGTTACGCAATTCTTCACTCACATATTTGTCCTTGACAAACAGGTCATTTGGACTGACTTTGGCACTAACTGGCATCAACAGGTCCAAGTAGTCGCACATGACAAAGTCAATTTTGATGCCGGTCTGCACTTGCACTTCTTTGATATAACTACGGATATCATTGATGTTGCTCTGTGCTGGTAGGGCCTTGATACGATATTGTCCAGTTTTCTTTGCTACTAATTTAACCTTAAGTGTTGCTTGGTCAATGTCCTTGCGAATTTCTTTGGTGCTCATGCCTGCCAACATAGCGTCAGTTCGTAATGCACACAGTTCTTCACTGAGTTCTAAACTGATATACACTCCTGACAGTCCTGCTTGCAACCAACTCAATGCTATGTTCATCATGACCAGACTTTTGCCCGAACCGGATCCTCCTGCAAATATGTTTAGTTCGCCACGACTAAATCCGCCATATAAGATCTTGTCCATTTGCGGCCAACCAGTGCTTACTTGTCCACCTGAGTTGAAGTATCGGTTAATGCGAGCACTAGGATCACTAAAGTAATCCGTGCCCATGTCTTTAGTGAGTGATATCTGTACCGCATCTTTGATAAGTTTTTCCACAGGATCATAATCGCCCTTTTCAAGTAGGTCTGCCGATTTTAAAATTGCTCGCTCTAGTTCTTGTCTACGAGTAAAGCCTTCAAACTCATCCATAAACCATTCAAAATGACCGTCATTCAAGTCTGGGATATTGTTGAGTTTAACGCCCGTGCTGGCACTGATCTGTTCTACAGTAGGCAGTGTCTTGTGTTGGTCGCTGTGTTGAGCAATAAACTCGGCTGCAGATCGCAGACTGCGATCAAAGTTTTCTGGATTGTAGATGTTTTGAACGCGAACATAACTTTCTGCGTCTTGCAACATCATTTCTAAGAACAAGCGTTGGACATCAAGTCCGTAATCTTTTAACAAGTTGTTTCTTCCTTAGTTCTATTTTAATTTTGCTAGTTTCTCGGGCCTGTAATATAGTTACCAAAGTTGTTAGTCTACCCCAACGAATTACTGCATCGTTTACATCTTTAACGTCAGCAGGCCAGTCGGGCATACTCACTGACCATCCCAGTTCTACTGCACGGTCTACCAGTCGCATGCCGGCCTTGTCTTGATCTGGCACTACAATAATCTCACGTCCAAGGCTACGTATCAGTCTGACTTGGGCATCATTGATCTCTGCGTGTAACACAGCCAGACCGTTGATGCTGAGCGCATCAAACACTCCTTCTAGCACAATAACACAGGTCCAGTTATCGTGCAACAAGTCTGTTCCAAACACATAGCCTGGTTGTATGTCTTGAATATATCTAGGTGTACGATTGTCAAGGAATCTAGTGGTGTGTCCTACTACTTGATTGTCATAGGTAAACGGAATTACAACACCAGGTCTCGGCATTGTTTTATACAAAAACGGGTAGTCTAAAGGTATGCGCCTATTTTGTAAATATTCTCGTGCGGCATCATTAAGTGGCTGTGTGTCAGCTGGCAAATCTCGATCTTCAAACGAGATACTTTGCAGTTGCTGCATAATGGCTTGACGTTCGCCCAACAAGCCTTCAATTGATCGATGCTTTAGGCTTTCAAGATTGATGCGCTCGATTTCTTCTTGCGGTACATTCATCCACTCAAGTAATCGACAAGCTTTGAATGTTAGGTTACGGCCCAATACAAAACTTGCAGTATAGCCACAATTGAAACAGTGGTAACTCCAGGAACCATCTGCGGCAGGTTTAATTCCACCACGTGACCGTTTGTCCGGTGTGTCGCCGCGATGAACGCAACAGGGTGCGTTGAAACTTATCCAACCCGAAGCTGTTTGTTTTCGCTTATTGGGTAAAAAGGAAACCACATCAATCATGCTATAATTATAGCAGATTTATCTACATACTGCAAGTGAGTTTGGTATTATCTATAAAGAAGATCAACCACATAACCTGTGCTGATTATAAGTGCAGCGCCTGTTTGGTTAGGATTATTTGGATAGATACCTGCACCCATGCCTGCATTGGGCAAATACCAATAACCCGAACCACCATTGGTCACTTCAACTCCGGTAACTATGCCGTCCGACACTGTGGCCACTGCTGTGGCACCGGCACCGTCGCCAATGAAGTTAATGTGTGGCGGAGCCAAATACCCACTGCCGCCATTGGTAATAGTAACACTGGTCACCACACCATTTTCGGTGGTTGCATAACCAATGGCCGGAGTTCCGGGCTGTGTCGGCACGGCAAATATACTGTTGTTAAAACATAAACGCAAGATTGGGTGCCAGCCCACAATGTTCATATAGATAGTACGAGTTTCATTGTAGTAGGTAGTCGATTCAGACACATTATAAAAAATACTCTGATAGTTCTCTGCAGCCTGTGCTTTGATTGTTCCAGTATATCCTACCAAGGTCATTTGTATGGTGGTAACGGCATTGGTGGGCTCAATAAAACTGCTGTAAAATTCTGTGTTGGCAAAACTATTCCAGTAGTTGCCGCCGTTGGGATTGCCCATCCAATACGTACCAGGACTGTAACTGCCCCAGGCTGTGCCATCCAAACTGGTTTGAGCACTCAATTTAACAGTAGGAATTGTCAATGGAGCACTGGGCACATGCTGTGGCAAAATACTGTCTACAATGTTGGCTGGTGCTCGTGCTCCTGCTTGTGCATTGGTAAACACAGCTTCTGTCAAATTGCCACTGACACGTTGAATACTGTAGTTGGCCGGCTGTGCCAATACTTCTAGTAGATCTGCGCTGGTCAATGTAACTTTGGCACGACCTGTAGCAGCATTGAGTGTGACCATGGGTTTTTCGACCAGGATTCTGTCACCGTCGGTGCTGATGGCTCTGAACAGGAACGTGCTTCCTGTAATGTTAACAGGCTTTTCTTGTTGATTGATAAACTCAAACAACAGCACATTGTCAACACCTTTGTTTATGGTTAGTTGTTTTGCATACACGGGATCGTACCTATAGATAAAAGTTTCGCCTGCACCGGTGTCCATGAGTAACACTCG